GCGTCTCCTTGGTCGATAGTTCCACCAGTAAGCCAATCATTTGGGTCGCCAACCTTGCTCATAAACCAGACGTTCTCAATGCCCTTAACGCCGGTCAGAACCAGTCGCGCGCCGTACCTGCAAATGTTGCTTGCGAAGTAGTAATTCGATCCAATCAGTTTGTGAATCGTGGCATCCGGACCATCGCCAGAATGTTGCTTGTTATGCCACCACAGCAGTCTGGGCGGGCTGGACAGAAGGTCGATCTTCCAGTACGCGACAGCCTGAGAACCCCAGCCACTACTTCCGCTTGGGGGAGTGGCGGTTGTGTATGCCGTATCGACCAAATACAGGAACTGACCAAGTTGTGCGCCAGCGACCCTTTCGGTGGTTGTCAACTGAGCAGTAGTTGTTGGTGATGTTGTTGTTGGGTCGCTGCCAGACCAACCGTTTTGAACTGTTGTAATTTGGATTGGCGCGGTGTCTGTGGCATCCATGTACCACGCCTTGCCGCCAGCGATGATGAAGATGCGATCCTTGCGAACCGGCGGAGAGCCGTTGTATGAGATGCAACGGAACATCCCCTGAATAGTTTCCGGATCGAATTCGTAAACGCGATTCAATGCCGAGCGCGTTCCAAGCCTCACGCGCCTACGAAACGGATCCGTTGGCAAGACGTTGAGCATGTCAACGCTATATCCCTCCGGCACGTTCGTGTACGGGCAATCCGTGATCCAGCCACGGTAGGGAAGTTTGCCGGGGACGTATGGCATCAGGCGGTTCTAATTACCATCACCCACGCATGATCATGGCCACCACCATCATCATCCATGTAACACACCACTCTCCAAGTTCCCGATACCGCAGTGCTGCCAGTAACATTTCCAGTTGAGTATCTGTTGACGTTGTTTGGTCCCCCGGTGTAAATGGAAATCGCATTTCCAATGGCTGCTGGACTCTGACCAGCGGTTTGTGTACCGCCGTTGAATACAGTAGTAACAGATGCAATGACTATGGTTCCAATCGGCGGATCGGTGGCGTTCTGCGTAAGATTTTTATCGACATAGTTTTTGTTGGCTGCGTCGTTTCCTGATGAGACCGTATCCACACCCTGAATTCGTCCAGTGCCTTGAAGGGTGATGTCTCCACCAGCGACAGCGAGGTCGTTGCGAATCGTTGTCGTGCCAGTAATTGCGCCAATTGTAACCGTTGTCGCTGCTGATCCGACATTTAGCGTCGTGGCATTGCTGTTGAATAGCGTTGCGGTTCCGGTAATGGTGGTCGTAATGTCGCCACCGTTGACAGCAAGATCTCCTGCAATTGTTGCCGCATTGCGAATCGTTGTCGTGCCGGTCGTTGCACCAATGGAAACTTGCGCACTCTGACCGATCTGAACTACCGTGGCATTGCTGTTGAATAGCCTTGCAGTTCCTGTGGTTGTGGTCGTAATGTCTCCACCGTTGACGGCAAGGTCGCCAGCAAGTGTTGTAAGACCGGTCACCCCAAGGGTGTCACTCAACGTCGTGGCGCCAGTCACCCCAAGGGTGTCACTCAACGTCGTGGCGCCAGTGACGCCGAGTGTTCCTCCAACCGTGGTGTTGCCGCTTACGGCTGCTGTGCCAACCACATCAAGTGTCTGCGCTGGCGTCGAAGTCCCAATGCCGACACGGTCGTTTGCGTTGTCAACGGACAGGGTCGCGGAAAGAGCGCTGGTCTTTGCGCCCGTGCTGTACGGAAACTGGTAGGCGAGCGCACTCCATGCGGTGACGCCATCGCCAACCTTGAAGTTGCCGGTGTCCGTCTCGTAGCCGATCTCGCCATCGAAAAGAACCTGCGATGTCCAGTTCGCAGCCGTGTCGCGCCTGATTTGAATCGTCGTAGCCATTACTCTTCCTCGACATAGGAGGGAGGCACGCAGTACCAACCCTCTGGAATTAGAACCTCGTTGTCGCTAATGACCCACTCCTTGCCCTCAAGGACGTAGACCCTAGCCCTCGTCTCCGGACCCACCCTGATCGGACTGCTTTCCCGAACCAACACCGCGCGAGTGCATCCAATCTCTAATCCTGCCACCAGCGCGGCGCAGAGCAGCATCGTCGCTCGTAGCGTCCCGGGCCGTCTTCGATTCGCGAACGAGACGTTCGGCAATGCGAGCGAACACGGACAGGATTGCTTCGACAATTGATTGAAGCACGGCATCACTTCACGCCAACAGACTTGCTGCTCTTGTCGTTGTCTCGGGCAAACAGCAGGCCCAGACCAGCCACAAGCGCTGCGGACAAGGAACCCCAGTCAACGACCGTGGCCGGATCATTGTCGGTCAGCGCAGTCAGCGCCGAACCCAAGGCGATCAGGATCGCCCCAACACCGGCGCCAGTGGTCTTCCAACTGCCCTTCAAGAACTGATCAATCATGGCTTAACCCTTTCAAGTGTGGCCTCGATCCTGTCGAGGCGCTGGTTTGCGTTCTGCTGCTGAATCACGATTTGCATAAGCAGCCTGTCATGCTGCAAGTAGGCCGTCAAGAGTGCCCCCATGACCACAAACGTCAAAGTTCCAATCGCCACCCAGTCCTTAACGGACAACGAAACTGTTCTGTCTGGTCGAAGTGTCATGGCTCACTCATACCCCTCTTCTTCCGGCTCATCACTCCAATTGATGTCTGCAATGACCGTCGTGTTTGGTTGCGTTATCGAATCGAACAGTTCCACATCTTCCGAGTAAGCGGAAAGGACAACGGACCTTTGCTCTTCTGAAAGAGTCGGCTTGGATGATGGCGCCCTGTTGACCGGCTCCAGTTGATCGATTCCGATGAACTGGCAGAATTCTGGGATGTGATTCGGCATCCTGAACAGATGAGTCTGTCCGGACAGAAGCCGAGATTGCTTGGCGAAATGAATGTTTGACATCACCGGCATGCTGCGCTTGCGAAACGCAATCGGCTCTCCGGTCGCAAGCGATGACAGGGCGGCATCCAAATCCAGATTCAGGTATGCGACGCCAGAACAGAAACGATCTACAACGTCACGAACAAGAACCACAACGGGCCTGTCTGGCTTGTTGGTGCCCGGACACATCATGTGCCAATTGAAAGAGTCCGGACCCTTGCCAGTTGGATAAGCCGCGTTCTCAATGGACGACTTCACGTCTGGGTAAAACGCATTGATGAGCGCGCGTGAAACAGACGCACTTGCGCACTTTGCGTTCAAGGCAACATGCAAGTTGGGCGTGTTGAAGTAGTAGGGCATGTTATGTCCCAAACACCGCATAGCCCTTGCTTGTCGCAATCGATGGATTGTCCCCAGAAGCGCCAGCAGTTCCGGCTACATTGATGAGTCCCAATCCGCTCGTGATTGGACCAAGATCTGTATAGAACTGATCCAAATTGGGCGCATCAAGACCAGAGCAGTTGTTAAAGTCAACGGAATACGCAACCTTTTTGTACTTGTACGCTCCGGTATCAAATACGCAATTGACGGCTCTAACAGACTCCAGTTGATCATTGTTCACACAATAAAGACGCTCAATGTTTGAATAACTTACATCGATCGCCACCGAAGTATTAGACCCATATGAACTAACTATTTCGCCATGCGGGTGGTATTTAAGTGAAATCTTCCTGCATGGAGATGCAAAGAAATTGATACCAAAATTTGTCGGGAATGAACTTAAGTACCCAGTTGATGACAATTGAAGTTCAGTTGTTCTGGCGTTGCTGATGGAGAAGGTGTACAAATAAGTGTTGAGATCGACATTCAAAAAATACATGTCGCATGGGTTTACGACGAAATACAGCGTTCTCAACAGCGGGCACGGCGACAAATCCAATCCGTTATAGAACGTGTTGGCGGCTAAAAAAATGTTTGTAATGCCGTAGCACCCGCGATAGTCAACTTCGTTTGTGCTTTGGGGGGAGGGCTGGACATGCTCCAGAATTTCACCACTCTCATTTCCAGACGAGTCGCAAGGCCAAACAACCGCAGTTCTGTAAGCGCCAAGCGAACCACCCTTGATAAGAGTTACATTTCCTAACGATGCTGCCAGTGTGGACTTAGTTCCATCCCAGTATTCAACCCTTAAATGGGTTGAGGTGACTTTAAAAGTCTGCCTCCAATTTGACGGGCTTGCTTGACTGGTAGAAACAAGAATTTGTTGCCTGCACTTGCCTTCGGATCGCATGGTGCGACCACGACCAAGCAATTGGTCGTTGTCGTACAAATACGATGTCCGCTGAGAAATCATATTTGGCCGATGGCAACAACAGCCTTCTGGCCAGATGCTGCCGATGCCCTAAATGCGAATTCGATCACCCTGTGACCGGCAGTGTCAACAATGAATCCAACGCCAGACTCCGGAGTCGCCGGGCTGTTGTATGTCTTCGCATCGCCATGCGTTCTCGTGGTTGTTTCGGCCTGATACATCGTGTCGCCATTGATGGTTGTCGAATTGGAGACAAGCGACAAACCAATGTCCGCAATGAGATGCGGAATCCAAAGGTCTAAATCATTCACCTTGCTCCACCCAATCACGCGAACGGCTGGAGCCGTAACCGTCGCCGTCGTAAACGGAAACGCCCGCATGTAAGTCAGTCCGTTGTTGTTAAACCACAACGATCCCGCTCGCCCAGATTTACGGGGATCAGTGGTTGAGGCAACCATATTGATCGCCACGGTTTGAATCGTCACATTGTCGTTTGGAAGAATCAGATCTACCAAATCTGTCTTCGATTGGGTAAGGACGTGCTGTTGATAGTGATTCATTTCGATTCCTCCAAGCGGATCCTCTTCCAGATCCCCTTGCCAATGTTCAAGTACAGGTAATCGTTGTCCCAGCAGAATTGGCCCTTGTCGCCAGACATGCCAATCTTGAACGTGGTCGGACCGGACATGAACAGGCTGGAACATCTGACCTTTGTCGCAATCATGTCTCCGTCAACGGACAGGCTTTTTGATCCGATGTTGACTGCATTGTGACCGTTCACCACGATCGACACTCCGCCACTGCAAAGAACCTGCACCGTTCCGTTGTTGTTTTCGATTGCGGCAGTATCACCCGAATCATTGTTCCTCAAATAGATCAATGGATTCAGGTCGGAGACAGTCAGGCTCTGTGCCGACATCGGGCCATAGGCAATGTCTTCCGGCAGGTGCGTGTGGCGAGCAGACACCTTGGCATCAAGCAATTCTTTCAGGCCGGTGATTTGATCAGCCGAATGAACGTGCCCCTTGGGACTCGCCATCGACAATCGACCCTCAAGATCGCGAACGTCCGAAATGTCGTGTCTGTGATCAATGCTTGCGGCGCCGATGTAGTACGGAGTGATTCGTGACCATCTGGTGTCGTAATCATTGGATGAGTTTTTGACCAGCACCTCGCCAGACTCACCGCCAACAGAAACACCAGCACCACACTTGCCCACGGAACCTTCCCTTCCATCTCGTCCCGATGATCCATCGTTTCCCTTTGCAGCAACGAGAAGCCACCCCTCGCTAGGGGGCGGGTTTCTCAAACTAATTACCTTTGTTGCCACCCACGACGAACCGTCCTGATGGACGATGTCGTTGATCATGTACACGAAGTCGGGGTTGTAAATGCCTCTAAATCGCATGGTCAATTAGGATTCTGGACATACCCATAATCTGGACGTGTCCAATTGATTGAGGGCTGACGGTTTGGTCGAACGCGACCAAAGTCCCTCTGGAGGATTCCATCCTTGGTCAATGCCGTCGCCAGAAGTGGACCGGCCTCGATCTCGACGATCCTGTTCGATAGACCCTCGTCCTCGTATGCCTGAGCGAACGCCCGGACGTACGCGATGTACAGGGCGTCCACATACTTGGGAATCGGGATTTCGTAGGAGTCCGATGCGCCGCTCGCAATCTCAGTCCAATTGGACCGATATCGAACAGCGATGGCGTCGGTGATGTTTCCGGTCGGCGTCGGGTAGATGTCCAGACGAACGGCTGGCAGGGCGCTTCCGGGCGATTCTGGCACTCGCGTAAACGTCGCGTGCGTGATACTTGGACCGGTCATCGTCAGTCCAAGTTGACGCAACTGCTCCATTCGATCGGGCGTGATCATCTCGATCAGGTAGCCGAGCGACTGGGTCGAAATGATCGAAACGATCTCTTCGCAGTCTGACGGAAGCGCAACCCAAGACTGACCATTGACGAGGCTGATGTACTTCGTGGTTCGCTCGCGAAACCGCCAAGGCCGAGCAAACAAATGCTGACCTGCCTGATTCACGATCTCGGCAAGGCGTTGCTCCCTGCTCTGCCCGGGCGCAAGCGATGGAAATCCTCCAACGGAGAGGATCGCGTGGTTCTTAACTTCTGCAAACGTGGGCATTGAAATCCCTTGGGAGGCTTTCGCCCCCCAAGGGGTTGTAACCATCAGTCACGCATCAAACGTCAGCGTAGAACCAGAGTGACGAATTCACGAGCACGTTGACCGACTCAGTCGAACCAGCCGTCACACTGCCGAGCGAAATGGCAGCGGGATAGGTGCTGCTTGCAGCATCCGGATTTCCGAACGCTCCAGCGCCGTCAGAGATTGACAGGACGGTTCCCATCACGACGTTGGCCGTGGTGGCAGTGACCTTTGCCTTGACAACGCCACCGAACTGAACTTCGACTTCACTCAGTTCAGCGCCGCTTTGCGAACCCAGACCCGTAACCACTCCGATGTAGCCCGGAGTGGAGGTGTTGCCATCTGCCTTCACAACGCAGGCAAACGGAGACTGCGACAATTCGGCGGTGGTGGTGGGAGGGTAAACGGCGTTCGGGCTGGTGTGGGCGAACGAAGTCACGACCACGTCGCCAATCGCCAAAGCGCCGCCGCTGCGGTTCACGCAGCGAGCGTTCACGCCGTGCGGCTGGATGCCAACGGCACCAGAAGTGGGAGCAAGAATCATGTGTGTTTCCTTTCGTGTGGAGAATGGGGGGTGGGACTAGCCCACCCCCCACCAGTTTCAATTTCAGGCCTTGACCATCGGGGCGACGATGCCCATCCGCTGTCGGCTGTTGCAGAACAGGTTCCACCAGCAATCCACCACCTGAACGTAGGTGAATGGCTGGTTCGGATGACGCATCACCTCGTGCTTCTCGAAGTAGCGACGAGCGTGGTAAATCGGGGTCAGGTAGTTGCCATTGACCCAGTAATACCGAGCGCCACTGTCAATTGCGCCGCTTCCGGTCTCGGTTGCACCCTCGTTTGAAAGTGCGCCGCCGATGTTGGTGGTGTTGTCTGTGCGCACCTGACCACTGGTCTTCGGGAAGATCGCAGCCGTGTCGAGGTTTGAGCAGTACATCAGTTCGATTCCGCTATACGCCGGAGCGTTGTAGGCGGCATCCTGATACGACACGAGCGTGTCGTTGCTGGCTCGCAGAGCCTGCTTGTACTGGTTCAGACCAAGACGCGAGCAGAGAATCATCTGACGATTCAGGCTCGGCTTCTCAAAGTATTCCTGACGGGTGCTCGGTGGCTGGAACTGCACCTTGAGGAACATGTCATCAAAGGCAGTGATCAGACCACCAATTTCCGCCGTATACGACGCGCCGTTGCCTGCCGTGTTGATTGCTTCCGCAACCGTCACAGATGCCAAAGGAGCGTTCGCACTGACAGAGGAAGTGGGGTCGTAGTACGAAATCTGGTTCGTCCAGCGGCGCTCACCACTGCTGCCGTTGGCAAGACCCATGATCGTAGACCAGCCGATTGGCAAACCGCCACGAACACCAAACGGGTTGCTGGGGTCGGTCACTTCCGTGATGAAGGCAGGGAGGCTGAACGGCAACTTGCCACCGGCACCCTCCATCTCTGCGCTGTTTCCGAACGTGGTCCGCCACAGGTCATCCTCAAACCCGTTGAGCAGACTGGTCCACATGCGCTGCTCCTTCGACCGCTTCAGGCGCTTGTACTGCGCCTTGACGTAGTCGCGACCGGCGCCGTTGCCAGCGTTCAGTTCGACCTCGTGGTCAGTCCACGCCATATGGTCGATGCTGAAACGCCAAGGGCACTCGATCGTGTCGAGCACCTGAGCGTTGCGCCAGTTGAACGTGTCGTTGGGAAGGTAGTGGTCGTAGGTCGAGGAGTCATCAAACATGATGACATCGCGAATCTCGTTGCCACCCTGCACCGTTGCCTCACTGGTCTTCTCCTTGAGAAGACGAGAGAAGGCGTAGGTGTTCTTCACTGCCTCGTTGATGATTGCGTCAGCACTGGTCAGATAGGTCGGACCAGTCGCGTTCATGAAGTCATTGAACGTCTGGATGGGAGTACCAGCCATGTTTCAACTCACTTTCTCGTAATGAGACGTGCTTCCTGCGCTGACTTTCCGTCCATGATGGCATCGAGAATCGCGTCCTCCGCATCCGCCGGTGAGACAGGGCGCTCATTGCGAGCGACCCTATTTCCAACGGTGGGCTGCGTTGCCTTTCGGCTTGCGGTGCGATTCAGGGGGCCAGCAAGGTTGGTGTAAGCCTCCTGCGCAAGTTGCAACATCGTTTGATAAGAACCGGGTTTCGCAGATCCCAGTCGATTCATCTCGGAAATCACGGCGTCTCGCTCCGGGGATCGATCCCCATAAAGTTGACGCAGTGTTGATTCCGCGACATCCACTTGGTACTGCAACGCTTGCTGCTGGAATTCCTGTTGGGACTTCCGCAGTTCGGCAAGTTCCGCCTCCATCTTCTTGATGGACTTGGACTTGCCAACGGGTTCGTCATCATCCGATCGCTCGTCGTTGACGGAATCAGACTGTTCCTCATCATCCGAAGGTTCGGCGTCTTCGCCGTCATCGATGATCAGGTCATCGTCACTCTCTTCCGCTGTCTTGCTGGATGCTGCGACCTTCTTCTCCAACTCCATCATCTTGGAGTGATATCCGTCAACGTCGTTCTGCCGCTTGGATGCCTTGGCAACCCATTCGGCAAGAACTTCGTCCGATACACCGTCGATGACGGCTTGAGGTACTCCATCTCGCTTGAGAATGGAGATCGCCTTCTGCCGGTCAGGGTTTGCCTGAGTGTCGGCAGAAACCTGAGTGGTCTTCTCTGCCTTGGCTGGTGTGGATGAAACGGAAGTCTCATCCCCATCGGACAAGAGTCGGTCGAGGATGGTGTCCTCTTCCGAACCAGAAGAAGTCTCAGTAGTAAGTTCGGTTTCCTCGTCGGATTCCGAACTACTGCTCTGGATATCGGGTTCACTCATTCGTGTCCTAATCCTTTGCGTAACCGTGCTTTGCGGCGATGTTTCGTTCATGTCGCCGCGACATGATGATTGGCTTCCCCTGTGCGTTTGTCGGGCATCCCTCAAGTTTGCGAGGGAGCGCGTTCGACACATAGGGGTACTGATATCTGTTCGTGCCGGGATCTACCGTGAAATCGCTGACCACCCTCGTCCACCTGCAACCATCAACCTCAACGGTTACCCCGATGGAAGGCGCCTCGCTCATCGAATAGAAGAATTCGGCGGTTCCACCAGACTCGTTGACGAAAGGATACATGGGCATGTCAGGATCCCAAAGACCCCTTGCTGAACGACGACGGTCCCTGAATGACCTGTTCCGACTTGGCGGGTCGGACTACGCCAGACTGGGCCTGTTGCGTCATCATCTGATCACGCATCTGCTGACCGGCATTTACGTCGATCATGTCGGAAAGGTTGGGGATGTTCATGGCATCTCCAACGAAACTGAGCACCTGATCCCACTTGACGTGCGGCGCCTGAATGACCGCACCGGCGATGTTTCCGATGATCTGTAGCAGTTCAAGCGAACGGCGCTGCATCATCTGCTCGCTGACCCGCTCCATGCTCATGGCCTCGATTTGCAGGTCGAGATCGTCGAATGCGCCAACCATGGACCGAGCACTGAACACCGGATCCGGGTAAGCGCCAAGAATCGGAATGCCATCTTCACCAACCGGGAACTCGATCTTCTGGTCGTGGAACATGAACCAAGCCACGGAACGAATGACGCGATTCACCGATTCCTGAAACTGCTTCTTGATGTGGGACAGCCGAACGCCCGAAGCGCCCTCGGCAATGCTGATTTCGGTTGCCGTGGCCGAACCGGACACGTTGCCGCGCATGGCGTCGTGAATGCCCGATACGCGGTCCAGCCGGTCCTGAGCCTGCTGGGCGTATGTCACCTGCTGGGTGGTGATGCCGCCAACCTCGACGGGCACAACCTGACTGGGGTCGATGCCATCGGCAAGCACGACAAACAAGTCGTCCTTGTCTTGTATGTCCTTTGCCAACTGCTGGTTGCGGCTGTCAACCATGATCACGCGCTTGTAGGCGCTGGCGCTGTATCGCATCGACCGAAGGTGCGAATTCAGGTCGTCGATCTGGGGCAACAGGGCCACAAGTGGGGACAGGGGGTAGGGATCGTCAGGAACGCTGTAGACGCCGAACACCTCGTATGGGCCGGATCGTGGACCCCAGTATGTGCGGGGTTCACGGACGAACGAGGCGACCTTCTTGGTGCCGTCCTTCGTCTCCGACTGGTGCTTCAGGATCGTGTAGATCGTGCCATTGAACATGTTCATCGGCGCGTTGTAGACGCCAATGGAACTGTCCAGAACCTCGACCTTTTCGTCCCTGATCTCGGGAACCCACACTTCGTAGATGACCAGTTCGCCGCGATCGGAAATGGTGCGATCGCCCTTGCTGCTCTCCCTGATCTCGTCAATGCCCGAATTCTCGGCCATGCCCTCGATCAGTTCGACATTCCACCCGTCCTCGGTCTTGGCCTGCTCCAGCAGGTCTTCCTTGTCCACGATGTAGCAATGCCCCATGTAGCGGGCGTCCTCAATGCTCGTGGCGGCAGGATCAATGAAGAACCTGTCTGGACTGATTCTGTAAAGCCTTGGCAGGTAGGGATCTGAGTCGTCGGCAAACCGATAGCCGCGACGTGGCTCGTTCACGACCATGCCAACGCCGAAGCCAAGCAGCATGTCGGTGGCGATGCGCTCAAGCGTCGTTCGGATGTTGGTCATCCGACACCACCGGTTGAGGCCAACCTGCATCAGGTCGGACGCAATCCCCTGAACCATCGGACGCATGGACTTGACCCGGATCTTGGGGTTGTCATGCACGATCCTCGGGAGAATCAGCGCAATGTACTCATGCACGAAATTCTCAGGATCGTCCTCCTCGTCGTCGTTCTTGCGAAACGCGGGGCCGTGGTAGCGAGAGATGAGGTTTCGCCACTGCTCCAAGTGGGAGTCGCGGAAATCCTCGGCGTTGTCAATCTCCTGCCGGATGGATGTAACGTCGCCCTTGAGCATGACTTAGCGCTTGTAGCCGCCGCCCTTGCCACCACCCATGCCGCCACCCTTGCCCCCGCCCATGCCGCCGCCATTGCCACGGCGAGAGCAGCAGGATCCACCCTTTGACTTACCGGCCTTCTTCGACTTCTTCTTTCCGTACACCTTGCGCCTTCTTTCCTGTTTGTGGTTTTTGGATGCGAGCAACCATCGCTTGGATGACTTCAGCATCGCTCCCAGCAGCGACCAACACATTCCCAGTGAGCGTGTGAATGATGATTTCATCGTTTCGGACAACCTCGCAATAGGCGATCGAAGTCAAGGGAATGATTCTGTTTCCTGCGCGGATCAGCACTTCTTACCGCCCTTCTTCTTGCCCTTCTTCTTCTTCTTCGCACGGGCCGGAAGACCCTTCATGCTCTTGGTCTTCTTTGCCCACTTCTTGGCCGTCTTCGGCATGTTCGCAAACATGTACCGCGCCTGAGCCTTGCTCTTGAATGGCATCAATAGCCCCGCATCTTCTTGACGGGCTTGCCCATCTTCTTGGCGTAGGACTTGGCGGCGGACTTGCCCTTCTTCGTGTAGGGGAACTTCTTCTTTCCGACCTTCGGCATCACTTGCTCCTCTTCCAGCCGCGCTTCATGGCGGCGTAAGACTTCTTGCTGACCGTCGTCTTCGACTTGGGCCTGCTGATTCATAACTTCTTGCGACGATTGATGTTACCCACCAAGGAATTCTTCATCTCAGCAACCCCACCTTCTACGCGCCGCCTTGCCTCGCGGACCCTTCCATGACTTGCTCCTCGCGCAGAACGACTTGTGTCGAGGGTTGTTCTTGTCCTTCGTGGGCGCCTTCAACTTCGATCCGGTCGCCCTGTTGTACTTGGCGCGTCCCTTTGCCGTCAGCCCGCCGCCAGCCTTCACCGAAAGTTTCTCTCCACGGCCCACCGACAGGCTGGGGCCGCGCTTGCGCTTAGTCGCCACGAATGATCTCCTCGTGTTTCAAGATAGCACCCAAGGTGTCCTCCTCGTATGCGGGGGGAGGCTCCAATGCCTCGCCCACCTCGTCGCACAGCATAAGAGCGCCAGCGACTGCTATCACACGGTCGCCATGCGATTCCCGGGCGCCACTCGACTCGTCCCTGCGCGAACCCGCCTCGATGCTGCCGTCCTCCAGCACGATGTACTCCAGCATCTCGTCCAGACAGTCGCCACTGGTCACCACCACCTCGCCCTGCGCCAGTGACCTCGCCAGACCGCCCAGCAGCGCCCTCTTGGTGCGCTTGGTGCTGGTCCACCCCACCCGCATCGTCCTCGTCTCCGCCCTCGTCCCCACCTGCCTCTGCCGGTACACGTTGCGGTACTCGGCGCGTTCAAAGTCGTGCTGCAAGGCGGCGCCGGGCCCGTTCGTCTCCCACCCCACCAAGGCCGGTCCGCGCCCCTTGTAGAACCGCCGGAGCACCTGAGCGACCTCCAACGCCAGATCGTAGGTGGCGATGTTGGGGTCGATGAACTCCGCCACGACCGTCCGGGTCGCAGCCTCCATGACGCACACGGCGCTATTGGCCGCGCCCGTGCCATACGCCGGGTCGATGAAGCAAACGTAGTCCGCCGCGCGGCTGGGTTGCTCGTAGATGCGCCACCTGCCGCTGGGGCTGGGGATCATCTTGCCCTTGCCGTACTCGGCCCTGACCGGCGCCTTGGCGTGGTCCTCCCGGTGCTGGGTGACGGCGTGGCTGCTGAAGAACGCCTGCCCGCTGCCGATGGACTCCGCGAACACGTTCTGGCACAGGTCGATCCGGTCGCGGCGCTTCAACTGGTCATGCAACCACGGCGTCCAGACGTACCGGGCGCCTGCCATGCCGGTGATGGCGCCGTCCACGTCCTCGCGCTCTTCCTGCCCGGCCCCCTTGTCTGGGTGCTGCCAGTACATCAACTCGATCAGGCGGGGCGCCCCTTGCGTCCGGGCGGCGCTGACGAGGCGGGCGTACTCAGTGCCTGCGCCGATGGGCGTGCTGTTCGCGATGCGGCACGACGTGCAGTCTGCCGCGCTGCGCCATGCCGCGTCGGCGTGGTCGAGGGCTGCGAACTCATCGAAGACCACGAGCGTGCGGCGTCCACCGCGCCCGATGTGCTCTGTGCTCGCCTGCCCTGCGATGGTGGCGCCGCTGGTGGGATGCCGGAGCATCATGTGCTGCCGCAGGTCTCCGCCTTTCTCCAGCGCCTTGGGTGACGCCGGTAGCAGCCACTCGGGCTGGGCGGCTAGCAGGTAGTCCACCTTCCAGAACAGCGTGTCCGGGTCGCCGGTGCGGTCCACGAGATCCTCGACGCGGCTGACCAGCAGGCTCTGCCAGCCGTGGAACAGCCAGCCCCACGCTGCGATGCCCACGAGAAGCCACGAAGCGCCCATGTCTCGGCTCTTGCGGATCACGCAGTCCTCGCCCTTGCCGATGGCGTCGATGATGGCCTCGCTGGCCTCGACTTGGCAGGGCCAGAGCGTGAAGGGGACGTGCATCTGCGGTGCCGGTACCTCGCGCCCAGTCTCCGGGTCGATGTCCTTGACCCGGTAGGTCCACGCCGTGGCCTCGCACCATGCGGCGAATGAGCCTGCAAACGCCGCACGCAGGTGAGCCTGTTCGGCTGGTGCAGCCCGCAGCACCCGCTCGCGCATCGTGACGAACGCGCGTGCTTCAGGTCGGGGGCGCTTGGTCACAGGGGGGAGGGGTGCTGCTAGGTTGCTCAGTTCTTGGAGGCGAGGCGTCCGCCCCACTGGTTGAGCAAATCCATGCCGCGCTGCGCGTTGCCGTTCGTCTCGACCTTGATGGGCTGACCGTCAGGGCCGGAGTGCTCCACGCTCCACCGCTCCCGGTACAGGGCCGGTCGCAGCGCCTTCAGCCGGAAGATCAGCAGGGTCATCTGCACCTTGTCCATTTGGCGCTTGCCGGACAGCACCTCTTCGATCATGCGCTCCAGCCCGTCCGCGATCGTGGGATTGAGCGCGTCGTGCTTCGCCTTGAAGGCCGGATCGATCGCCCGCCAGTTGCTCGGCGTGCTGATCGCGACGCCAGCAGCCTCGCACGCGCCAGCCCAGCCCAGAGTGCGGAACTCTTGTAGCCACCGCTCTTTACATGCTTCGATAGTCGCAGCATCGGCCTTTCGTGGCCTGCCTGCCTTGCGTCGCGCTGGCACGTTGTTATCGGCGCTCATTTCAGCCATCATAGCACCCCTTTGTTGCCCGCCGAATGCGGGTCGGCACAGATTTCTTGGATGACATAAGACAAGGGAAACGAACCACTTACGGCTTTATTGCCAACAATCTGGATGGTTTGTTGAAGTTAACTACTTGCCTTGTACGATACATGGTGTATGGTACTCAGGTCAGCCGCGTGGCTGGCACAGCAACAAGGGCTGGCAAGGCCAGCAGAAAGTAGGAGACACGCAATGCTTCAGATCATTCCAGTCATCGAGCGCAACATCCACAAGATCCTCGCAGACAACTTCAACCTGTTCACTTCCTATGCGCTTTGCTCGAACGAGCGCCCGAATGAGATTCGCGTGGAATCTGCGAGGCGCAGGGCGACCAAGGTCATCTCGCAGGCCAACTTCGCCTCCCAGATCGGGGCGATCGACGCCGCAGAATACTGCGTTCTGAGTGAATTGGCTGAGGAAGTCAGGGACAGCGTCATCGCCCTTCGCAAGGTCTACAGCGCCAAGAATTACATCAGCGGCCACGCTGCGGCCATTGCCAATGCCAATGCAAACGTCACCCGCGCCGTTGTCGCGCTGGATCGATACTGCGCACACCTGATCACGCGATACGGCCACGACACCGCCGCCGCCTGACCCAGAAAGGAACCAACCCATGACCACCCTCGCCCTCGTGTTCGTCTTGATCTCTCTCGCAATCGGCGTCTACGCCATCCTCTGCACCGACTGACGGTTCACGCCCCACCGCCCCTCCGGGGGCGGGACGGCCTGCACCGTCGCAGGATTCACTACACACTTACCCGAAGGGACTGACCGATGAAACTGACGCGCGACGACTACAAGGTTGCAACGTTTCGCAACGCGGGACTAAGGGCGCGATGGTGGAAGACCCGCAAGGGCGCGCCGATCATCTCTGCAACGCTTGAGGGATTTAACAAGGGCTGGTTCTGTGTGGATGCGCGGATGTGGGCGCAGATGGAGAAGAGCGGCGATGTGCTTGGAACTTGGAAGGACTACACCGCGCTGGCTGATTTCTTCAGCGTCGCGATCTGACGATCCAAGGGTGACGGGCGCACGGCAGTCGCGCCCCGATCCCCTGCACCGTCGCAGGATCACTAAACCCCCGGGCCACAGGCCCAGATTGGAAACACCCATGTCGCTTCCTCGGAATTACAACACCGCCCGCACCGAGCAGATCATCTGCATCATTGAGAATCTGGCGTTCATCCCCAGCAGGACCGATCGCCAGTCCACCGTGCTCATGTTCGTGGGCAGCACCTTCGACGCATACGTTGCCGATGACCGTTCGGAGGTTGACCCCGACCTGTACCCGAAGTTCCGCAACGCCGCCGTGAACCTGACGCACGCCAAGGCGGCACTGGCGTTCGTGCAGGCAACCGAGCGCGAAACGGACCTGTGGCTGCATGATCAGGTCAAGTACCTGAGGCAGACGATCGACGAGGAAACGCGCACCCTGCGCGAAGTTCTGAAGCGCCTCTGCTACCACCGGTTCGGCGTGCAGCCGGAGCCCTCATGACCGGCGGGCGCTTGGGTCGCCACCCCTCCGGGGGTGGCCTCCCAAGAATCTGCTGGAAATTGTCCAGTTAGATCTTGAACTGTACGATACACGGTGTATGGTACAGCATCGAGGCTCACCGTCGAGTCTTGACATCACTCAACCCAGCCCCGCAGGGGCAGATTGGAAACACTGCAATGGCACATCACATCGAGGCAACGGATCACATCATGCTGGCTGGCACGCCCGCTTGGCACGGGCTCGGCACCGTGCTCCCCACCCGAACCGACGCCATCACGGCGCTCAAGACGGCGCGGCTGGAGTGGAAGGTGGAGGTGGCGCCGGTCATCGCGACCCTGAACGATGGCAGCACCGTGGACGGCGGCGACAACCGGCTCGTGGTCCGCAGCGACACCGGCGAGGCGTTCGCTGCGTGCAAGGACGGCTACACGCCGATCCAGAATGCGGAGATCGCGGATCTTGCCTATGAGATCAGCAACTTCAGCGATCGCGCAGTGGAGACCGCCGGATCCATCAGGGGTGGCCGCAAGGTGTGGTTCCTCGTGGACATGGGCACGATCTACGCCGCCGCCGACGACAAGGTGAAGCCATACCTGTTCATCGGTGGCGCCCACGACCTGAGCATGAGCCTCACCATCGGGTCGATCGCGACCCGCGTCGTGTGCGCGAACACGCACGCGATCGCCATGCGCGAACTGAACGGCGACTGCATCAAGATCAAGCACACCGCGAGCGCCGAGCAGCGCCTCGCGAAGGTGCGCGAGTGGCTGGCCGGTCCCACCGCCTCGATCAAGGCGTATGGCGCCAACGCCATCCGCATGGCCGAGCAGGGCATCACCGAGGAGCAGATTCAGGCGTTCTTCACCAGCGTCTGGCAGCGTGCGAACGGTCGCCTCACCGACGAGGACATCAAGAACCCAAAGAGCCGTCGCGCTCAGAAGTATCAGGGCGAGGTGTCCCAGTGGCTGGCGAACTTCCGCGACGACAAGCGCCAGACCGGCGTGAGCACGTCCGGAACGGTCTGGGCGGCGCTCAACGCCGTGACCCAGTACGCAAACCATGAGCGCACGGTGCGCAACGAGAAGCAGGACGCCACGCGCCGGATCGACAGCGTGCTGTTCGGCACTGCTGGCGATCTGAACAAGGCCGCATACGAGGCGGCGGCTGCGCTGGTCGCCTGAACCACCCACGGGGTAAGCCACGCCAGCCGTCTCCGGACGGCTGGCTGGCCTGCATCGTGCAGGATGCACTAACCTGTAGCCGGTCACACCGGCAGAAAGTAGGAGACGATGGACCTATTCGACGACCTAACGGAGTGGGATTCCGACACCGTGACCCTGCTGGCCGACGCCGGTTGGATCACGGTCACGCGCGAGTGGTGGCACGACGATGGCGACATGATCACCAAGCCCATGGTCCGATCCAGCCTCAAGCGCACAGTCCGATCCGGTGCCGTCTGGAAGGAGTGGCGCGTGACGTTCGGGGAGTGGAAGGAATGCCGATCCGTTCCCGAGGCCGGTCGCAAGTCTGGCAAGCGATACGTTGCGCGCCTGACGAACTGCTGGGCTGTTCACGCAGTCGAGTTCACACTGACCAGTCTGGGCGCCAAGCGCCTGAAAGGAGCGCGATGACCTACGGCGAACTAAGCGATGCGTTCATGCGGCTGCTGACCAAGTACGACGCGCTGCATATCGAGCATGCGCAAACACTCCGCGAACTGAACGAGGCTCGCGAGCAGATCTCGTTTCTCAGGGGTGGGATAAGACTGATCGGAGACGAAGCAGCCGACATCAATGGTTGCCTGCGCGAAGATCGAGACTTGATGCAGCGTGAGCGCGACGAGGCGAGGCGGGAGGTGTGCGCTCTAGAGGCAGACACCGCCGAGGACCAGCGGGAGTTCGCGCGCCAGCGCGGCTGGGACTGCTGGCCGGAGACAACGCCATGACGATGCCAGACGAACGGACGCGCGCGACGATCGACGCTAGGCGATTCCTGATCCGACTACTGGTCCGCCCAAACGCTGGGGGATTCGCTCGCGTGCCGAAGGAGGTCCGCGCGGAGGCACACCGATTGCTGAAGCACTATCCCTTGCCGGTCGATTTACTGGATCCGGCGTCATTCGACAAGGGAACCGTTCAGACACATGGAGAACACCGATGGCACGGCTAGCGTTGAACAACCTGAAGGAACTGACATTGTCCGACCTGATGGACAACGTGGACATTTCAAACGGACTGACGCAGGCGCGCAAGGCGATCGCCCAGCACAACAACCTGAACCAGACCAACGCGCGCGTGCACGAGGCGTCCATGCAGAAGTTTCTGGAGCCTGCGGGTGTCGAGGTGGTGGCGTCTGGCGAGACGAAGGCGAGACGAGTACGCTGGTCCGCGAGGATTCGTGTTGGGGACGGCTACGTTGTTCAGAGTGGGTTCAATCCATCTACCGCCGTGCAGAATCTGTTCATCTACCTGCGCCGCGTCGCAAAGAGAAACATGGGGATCACCAATGGCCAAAGACAAGAACGATGAGGTGTACGCGCGGCTGCTGGCGCTGAGTGTTGCGCTGGACCGTGCGAGGAACGAGATCTACGAGACGCGCGGCAGGCTCGCGCACCTCGACGAGAGGTGCGAGCACTTCCGAACGGAATGCATGCGACTGGAAGGCGAGAACGAGAAACTGGCGTCGCGCAACGCGCTGCTAATGGCCGAACTGGAGGTTGGATCGGACCCGGTGGTGGAGGTGACCGACCTTGGCGACTTCGCGATGTGCCGCAGCGATGATGACACGCCAGTGATCGAGTTCCGCACCGGCGACTGCGATTGCCATGGCCGCGTGGTCCAGATGCGCGTGCGCGACGAGAGTTTCACGCCGGTTCCTGCCGACGTGCTGGACGCCATCGTGACGTGGTGCTCGTCTGCGAGGCTGTGGCTGGAGGATCACGAATGAAGGATCTACTGTGCGAGTGTTGCAGGCAGCGCCAGTATGAGCACTGGATGAGGTGCGAGCCGTACACGCAGACCACCGGAGACGGCGTCGAGATACTGCGATACGGGGTGGCGCTCTGCGCCGAGTGCGTTGCCGATTCAAGGGAACTGCGAACATGCGAATCGTGAACGCGATTGCGGAACCTGAGCCGCGCACTACCGCGTTCAAGGTTGCGCCAATCCGAACGATCGAACAGGTTGCGGCGATGATGAATCTGAGCCGACACCACGTCTGGAGACTGGAACAGAGTGCGTTCCGGAAGTTGCGTGGGTTGCTGCCCTACGCGGCGGACCGATTGGATGCAGCAGAGAAAGTAGAGAGATCTCATGCTTGGAACTGTGATGACAATGGTCACTTCGATCGCGATGGCGAGCGCGCCGAACGATCAGATCCAAATGCTGGAGGGTCTGGGCTACCTCGACGGTAATCGTCTGGTGCTGACGGTCGAGGACTCGATCTACTGGCGCGGCGGTTTCGCCCAGCGGATGGGCACGGTGGTGGTCGGATCTGGGTGGGAGACGTACCCCGGCGGTCGCGCCGTGCTGATCAGCGGACTGCTGTCCGACCAGCGAAGGGACAGGGTTGCCCCCGCCCGAAGGCGGGAGCGCGCCGAGGCGCCCACCCTGCCGCCTGTCCAGTGCGGCGGAACAACACCACGCTACATGGTCGATTCCAGCCTGCTGATTTGGGGGCTGTCCCGTGATTAGGCCAACAAACAAACTGCCGTGGTTCGCATTCTACCCCAGCGACTTCCTGTCCAGCACCATGGAGATGGGACCGGCGACGATCGGAGCGTACATCAGGCTGCTGTCGCACCAGTGGCTGATGGGATGCATCCCCTTGGACGAGCGCGTGCGCAAGCGCATCGCCGGTGACGATCCGTCGATCGACTGGGATGGCATCCTGAGCAGGCTCGTCGAGGTGGATGGCGGTCTGGCTCACCCTCGCATGCTGGAAGAGCAGCGCCGCAGCAAACAAATTGCCGAGAAGCGCAGATCGCACATCCAGAGGGTCAACGAGAACCGGTCCAGATCGCGCAGTCAAAGCGCCAATAACTGTGACAGTGATTGTGACAATCAATGCCCCACAACCACAACCACAACTACAACCACAAATACCCCCCAACCCCCCAGCGCAAGCCAACGCGCGATCGAAGCGCTCTGCGAGCGCGAGAGGCTGGACAGGGGAGGGGTGGAGCAATTGATCCGAGCGAACCGGCGCGGCGTCGAGAAGCGCCTGAATGCCGTTGGCGTTCCAGCCGAGCAGATCGAGGAATTCTGGGTGGCGATGTTCCGGCGGTGGATCGACAGCGGCGATCGCCCATACAACAGCATCCTGAAACTGACTGATAACCTGAAGGGATGCCGAGACGTGACGGCTGTGCTCAGGCATCGCCTCGCCGCCGCACGCTAGGATGCCCTAGGATCGATCCTTTGCGTTCGGACGGGTCTTGGGTAGGCCGAGAATGGAATCGATTGTGGGGCATCCTGCAAGGCTATACGCGATGATCCGCACCTTGGCCGTGTGAAGGCCGTCGCGTGGGAGGAAACGCCGCGTGGTGACCTGCTCGATCTCTCGATCGTCGCCCCACCATCCGGCCTTGGTCAGGCCGTCGATCAGGTACTTGCACCGAGCCTGCGCATTATCCACGTCGATCAGCCGGTTTGTTGCCGCATACCACTCGATGATGAGCGCGGGCCGTTCGATCGGCGTGACCAGACCCATCGCGATCGCCTCAGCGTAACTAACCAGTTTGTCAGACTTGGCGTGATCGTGCGTCGCCCCCCAATGGCAGCGGCCATTCGGGCCAGTGTACTGAGGCAATGGCAGAATCAACTCCCTGATCGAGGGGGTGGCTTTATCACTGGCTCGCTCGCCTGTTCCCACACCTTGTGATGGTACACGATGCATCGCTCAATCTGATCCCGCAACACCTTGTCTAGTTTGTTGTGCTCAAGGATCTGGTACAGGCGCTTGAAGATCGACGAGATGCAGTCGTCGAGGCGCGCGGCGTGGACTGCACGAGACGACTCCCGCTCCAGCGCGGCATGGAACTGAGACAGAACCCACTGCTGCAACTGATCTCGGGTCATGCTGCTCAGTTCGTGCTGTCGCAGGATCTCGCTCGTCAGTCGCTGCCCCTTGAACTCCTGAATCATTCGGCTCGCCATATGAGATCCTCGTCTACGCGCAGTTGCACCGGAACGCCATCCTGTTCCTGCCACGCATTGCAGATGCGCGCGGTGAGAGCGTAGTACTCCCGTATCGGCACGTCGCGGGGTCGAGCATTACCGACACGGCACACAGGCGGGCGGCGATCGTAGATCGCGCAATCGTTCTTTTCGGTTAGGTGCTCGCAGGATCCATCGTCGCGAACCGCGATGCCGTGCTGAGATAGATAGTCGCGGATCTGCTCCACCCTCCGGCAACAGCATCCGCAGCCGGTGCAGGGGAACCTCATTTGGCGTCGAGTACGTCAACCCCCAGACCCCACACCCCACGCGCGCGGGTCTTTCCACCGTGAGCGCCACCATGCGCGTACTCATAGGTCGGGTAGAAACGAATCCACTTGGCGCCCAAGGGCTTCGGCCCCATCCCCCTTTCGACAGCCCACCCCATGCCCTGCCCGCCTGTCCACTCGTCCTTGTATGTGCCGCATCGCACGAAGGGGGACTCGCCAATCTCGATCCGATACGAGCCGTTCTGGGTGACCAGTTGTTCCCACGGCGCGGCGGCGATCATCGAATCGTGCGTGTGACCTACCGCGATCATGTCCGCATTCCGGATCCACGAATTCATGCGCCGGATGTCGAGGGCGCCCATGGTCATCTGTCCACCATTGGAGCATCCGTGCGCATATCGAATCGTGTACGAACGGTGAGTGTTGTGCGCTTTGAATCGCAGGTGGACGTAGCCGCCGTAAGCCCCCGCTCCAATCTGAGAATTGGGACTTAGACCCTTGATGGCCCTCACGAGATTCTCGGTGGGACAACACTCATGGTGGGACAGCCACGCGCTCTCGTGATTTCCCTGAGCCACAAGAACTATTTGATCAGACAGTTGTCTACCGCCATACGGCTGCGCGTAGAACTCCGATGCCTCAGCGATGACCCTGTCAAAGTAGTTAGTTGCGAGAAGCCCAGATCGCAGGCTCGATTTGCTTGATCTCTTATCGGACTTTCCTTGCATTAGATCCAGCGTATCGCCTAGGTCCAGAACTATCGCGTTTCGATCGACGGCCTGCTTCAGGTGGCGCAGTTCCATGTCCCTTCGGCAATGCTTAGAATCGTGATGTGCGTCGGATCGCAGCAGAATCCACTGCTCGGCGCCGGTCAGGCTGGGCCAGTTAATGTCGATGACGTGTATCTGGCGACCGACGTGATTCACACGGAACGCAGACTGAGCGCTCGGTGATTTAACCGCCACAGCATCGCTCCGCAGCAATCATGCGCGCAGCGTAGCGTAATCGTGTGCGTTCACGAAGCCCGGGGTAGTAGTTCTATCGGATTCCAAACGTCGCGTGGAGGAAACCAGCAGGGGGGATCGTTGCGGCTGGCCCACTCGGATCGCTTCGCTTCGGCTGCGGGCAACCATCCCCAGATCTCGTAGTGTGCGATGCGTGAGGCGTCGCCCACAACCGCGATGATGTGCCGCGTATCGCGCGGCTTGACCTTGGGCTTGCCTGCTGGACTGAATCGAATCTCGCAGTCGTACCCGGGTAGGTCGCTCACGTCGAAGGTATCAACGCTCGCATCCCAGTACACACCTAGGTGTTTCGCTACTGCGCATTCCGCGCACGCTCCTGCGATGTGGTTATACCAGAGTTGGCCCGGGTAATGCTCCGGAAATGATGGGCGATCCTTTCTCAGGCTCGCTCGCAATTGCCGCCGGAACCCTACCAGACCAGCAGCCGTGACCTCGTAATCGGTCAGCGTGACGATCGTGGACATATCGCCTCCATGCGATAGAAGAAGGGGGTGGGCCACCGTCGAGGCCCACCCCCACCAACCCAACCCAACCTCAGAACGGCAGATCGACCGTCTCTGTCTCCTGCGATTCTACCTTCGCCACGCGGCGGATCTCAACGATCTTGGGCTTCGCAACTTTTGGCGCGTCGGCTGGCGGGTACTCCACCAGCAAGTCAACGTCGGTACCGGTGCCGATCTCAGTGAGCACCGTGCCGAGCGAAGAATCCCAGCAGTTGTAAACGTCGCCACTCGTCGTCTTAACGCTAACGAACGTCTGGCCAGTCTTCGTCTGCTTTAGATCTACAAATCGAAACTGAACGCGGATGTACTCGCCATCGCCCTCGGAGGCGGGAGCGCTCGCCGGGATTGGAACCGGGGCGCCCCCACCCTTCCGGGGGACCGGGGTGGCGTCGGCCTGTGGCTGCTCCGACACAGCCTCCGGGCCAGACTCCTGTGGCATTGTAATGTCTCCGACCTTTGCGCGGAGGCGCTCCAAACCACTGGCCGTGCTGACGATAGCCTCAGCCCTAGGCGCAGGCCGCGCAACAACTGGAGCAGCCGCCGGTGTCGTGGCGCCCGGGATGTCTGAGACTTCCGTCTCGTCGAGGAACCCAAGACCGCAGATCGACAGCGTCAGCCTGCGCTTGGCCTTCGTCTCGCACTTCAACAGGGCATTGGCGAGGTTCTCGCCCTTGAGGCCACCGATGTTGACCACACCACTGGCCTCGTCTTCTCGACCCTGAGAGTCTCGCCCACGCGCAACGACCTGATACAGCCCCACGTCGCTCATCATCGTGCGATCCAATGACAGGATCGACACGCCGTGAATCTTCCTCAACTGCTCGCTGGCGGAACGGGTGGCGTACAGTGTCAGTTTGCCGTTGAGCACGATGTACTCAAACGGTCGAGTAGTCGGGT